GTATCTTACTATGAAAAAGATTCTGATACAATTATAGCATACACAGTTTGGTCTAGAAAAAGAGGTGCAGGTAAAAAGATTATGGAAGAGGCCTTGAAATTTGCAAAGTCAAAAGGATATAAAAGAATAGTTACATTATCACCACTAACTCCTATGGCAACACATTATCATATACGTAATGGTGCAAAACTTTTAGGACACAATCCTACAACACAAAACTTTGAATATAAATTATGATTTACTTCAAAAATATTCGTTGGAAAAACTTTCTAAGTACAGGTAATAATTTTACTGACATACAATTAGATAGACAAAAATCTACATTGATTGTTGGTGAGAATGGTAGTGGTAAATCTACTATCCTTGACGCATTATGTTTTGCCTTGTTTGGAAAACCATTTAGAGTAATATCTAAATCGCAACTAGTTAATACAGTTAACAATACAGATTGCGTGGTAGAGATAGAGTTTAGAGTTGGAACTAAAGAATGGAAAATTGTTAGAGGTATTAAACCTAATAAGTTTGAAATTTATTGTGATGATGTTATGATTAATCAAGAGGCAAACTCTAGAGACTATCAAAAATATTTAGAACAACAAGTATTAAAATTAAATTATAGATCATTCACACAGGTTGTTATTTTAGGAAATGCTTCGTTTACTCCTTTCATGCAATTAAAAGCAATTCATAGAAGAGAGATTGTTGAAGAGATATTAGATATTAAAATATTTTCTTTAATGAACTTAATACTTAAAACAAAACTAAAAGATTTAACAGATGAAGTAAAAGATTTAGACTATCAGTTTAATATGGCAGTTGAAAAGATTGCATTACAAGAAAACTTTATTAATGATATAAAAGAAGATAAAGATGAGATTGTAAAAGATAAAGAAAAAACTTTATCTGAAAATGAAGATATACTAAGTGAAAGAAAAGATGAGAATAATATATTAGAAAAACAAATAGAAGATTTAAAATCTAAAATTAAAGATGAAGCAATCTATGATGAGAAACTAAAAAAATTAAGAGACATCAAATCAACACTTACAGAAAAACACAAACAGTTAACAAAAGAGTTAGTGTTCTTTGCAGAAAATCAAAACTGTCCAACATGTTTACAAGATATACAATCAGATCACAAAGATGAAATGGTTAAAGAAAGACAAACTAAAGTAACTGAAATAGCAGAGGGATCTAAAAAATTAAAAGTAGAATTAGATGAAGTTAAAAAACAAGTTAAAGAAATAGATAATGCAATGCAAGTTATTAGAGGTGCAGAGGCGTCAAGAGCAGGATTACTTTCATCTATTGTAGAACTAGAAAAATATAATGCAAAATTAAAAGCAGACATACAAAAATTTAAAGATGGTAAAGTATCTGAGAAAGATGAAGTCAATCTTAGAAAAATGAAAGATGAATGTAAAGGTGTTGAGGCAACAAGACTAAAAGTAAAAGAAGAAATGACTTATGTAAATACGGCAAGAGAAATATTAAATGATACAGGTATTAAGACTAAGATAATTAAACAATACTTACCTATTATGAATCAATTAATAAACAAGTATTTAATGAGTATGGATTTTTACGTTAACTTTCATTTAGATGAAAACTTTACTGAAACAATTAAATCAAGATTTAGAGATACATTTAATTATGCTTCTTTTAGTGAAGGTGAAAAGATGAGAATAGACTTAGCAATATTATTTACTTGGAGAGCAGTTGCAAAAATGAAAAACAGTACTAATACAAACTTATTAATATTAGATGAGATATTTGATTCTAGTTTAGATGGTACAGGAACGGAAGAGTTTTTAAGGATATTAAATACACTAGAAGGCGAAAATACTTTTGTTATATCACACAAAGGAGATCAACTTGCTGATAAATTTAGAAATAGTATTCGCTTTGAAAAAGTGCAAAACTTTAGTAGGATAATGTAATGAAAAGAAAATTTAAAATGTTTATGTTATACTTTAGGTTTTATTTAAGTAGAATTAAATCATTCTTTGTAAAGGATAAAGAAGAGGAACCTATTAGTTTTATATACGAGGACTATAGGGATAATGATAAAGAATAAATTTTTTTCTCTATCTAAGACCGTTGATATTGCAATTACAAATTATTGTAATGCAAGGTGCCCACAATGTCATAGAACAAATCCAAATGGTTTAGGAGCTATGGATTGGTTGCCTATGACATCTTGGTCACTAGAAGATTTTACAAAAATGTTTCCAAAAGAATCTTTGGATGATATAGAAGAATATAGTTTTTGTGGAACCTGGGGTGATCCAATGATGGCGAAAGACATAGAAAAAATATGTCACTATATCATGGATAACTCAAAAGCAAAAATATTAATTACTACAAATGGTAGTATTAGAGACGAAGATTTTTATTGGAGATTGGGTGTCAGATGTGGTACAAGACTTTCTATCGTATTTGATATTGATGGCACCACAGAAGAAATGCACCAAAAGTATAGAAGAGGTGCTTCACTAGAAAAGGTATTAAAGAATATGAATACATTATCTCAAACACCTGCAACTGCATTATCACAATCTATTATATTTAAACATAATCAAGATTATAAAAAAGATATATCAAAACTTGCGAAAGATAATGGATCAGAAAATCATGAGTTTTGTAATTCAAATAGATTTTATTTTGGTGGAACCAAGTTTGGTTTCATAAACGAACAAGGAGTTTACGAAGAACTAGTAAAAGCAAATGAGCAAGATAGTATGTAAATTTATGAATGGTACGACTTCAACTGTGGTAAACCCAGATGGTCAAGTCTGGCCTTGTTGTTATTTGTGTAATCAACACTATGAGATAAAAGGTAATCCTTTGGCAAGACAAGAAAACGATCACGAAGTATTAAAACTTTATCATAAAGAGAAACACAAATATAATTTAAAGAATGATACATTAAAAAATATATTAAACAAAGATTGGTTTACAAAAGATTTACCAAATAGTTTTAAAGACGCAGAACGAGCACCAGACGAGTGCCAACATATTTGTAAGGAAAAAGATGATTAGTGTAGGAATATCAGAGGGATTTCATGACGCCGCAATGTCAGTAATTAGAGGACAAGATATTGTCTATGCAAGTCATAGTGAAAGATACTCTAAGAAAAAGAACGATAGGTGGATACACAAAAAACAATGGGATGTTCATATAGACTATTGGGATTTTTATGCCACAAAAGATACTTGGTATGACAACGTTGCTTTCTATGAAAACTATTTTTGGAAGAATACTAGAAACTGGTGGAGTGGACAACCAAAGTTACAATACAATAGAAAGTATTCACATGTATTCAGACATCACGAAACACATGCGGCCGCAGGTTATTATACATCACCTTTTAATGAGTGTAATGTTATTGTTATAGATTCAATTGGTGAGTGGGATACAGTATCAATATGGAAATGTAAAGATAACAAAATGAAAAAAATTAAATCATGGAAGTATCCATATTCATTAGGATTATTTTATTCTGCGATTACAGAGAGAGTAGGTTTTAAACCTAATGAAGAGGAATATATTACTATGGGAATGGCTGCATATGGAGATCCTACAAAACATGATTTAGAATATTTGTTATATCAAAATAATCATAGAGGATTAAATGAACTATTACCACACATGCACCCTTATGATTTGGCTGCGTCTGCACAAAATTTATATGAAACAAAACTATTAGAACTATTAAGATATTGTGAATATAGTAATCTTGTTCTTATGGGTGGATGTGCTTTGAACTGCGTGGCAAATAGTAAGATACCAGAGAGATTTAATATTTGGATCATGCCAAGTCCTGGCGATGCTGGATCTAGTTTAGGTGCAGCTGCATTGATTGAAAAGAAAAAATTAAAATGGCAACATCCATACTTAGGTTATGATATAAAACAAGAAGTAAATCCAAAAGAAGTTGTACATCATATATTACAACATGGTTATTGTGGAATTGCAAATGGTAGAGCAGAGTTTGGCCCAAGAGCATTAGGTAATAGATCTCTACTTGCTGATCCTAGATTAGATATTAAAGATACTGTTAATGAAATAAAACGTAGAGAAAAATTTAGACCTTTTGCACCTGCGATACTAGAAGAGTTTGCTGATGAATATTTTGAAGGTCGTAAAAATAGATACATGCAATTTACATCTAAGGCTATGCATGACTATAAATCAGTTATACATGTTGACGGAACTTCAAGAGTGCAAACAGTTGAGATAGGGTGTGTATCTATATTAAGAGATATACTAGAAGAGTTTTATAGTCAAACAGGTTGTCCTATGTTATTAAATACAAGTTTAAATATAAAAGGTAAACCAATTGTAAATACATGGGAAGACGCCATAGAATTTGAAAGGAAATACAATGTCAAAGTCTTCTAGACTATATGCGTTTGGTTGTAGTTTTACAAATTACAATAACAAACAATTATGTTGGCCTGAATACTTAGGAAAGAAATTAGATTTAGAAGTTGTAAACTTTGGATGGTCTGGTTATTCAAACAATTCTATTTTTATGGAAACAGTTGAAACTATGTTAGGTAAAACAGTTGACGGCATACCAAGAATTGATACACATGGTTTAGTTGTTATTGGATTGACAGATATGGCAAGACAAAAATTATTTCAAGCAGATATAACAGGTCAAGATCCTAATCCAATAAGACACATGAATAGATATTTTGTAGATATAATGTTAATGCAATCATTTTTAGAAAAACATAATATTAACTATAGAATGTTTAGTACATTGGCACCATCGCCAAGAGAAGAGAAATATTATAAAAACTTTTTTTTAAAAACAATCCAAGATAAAATAGATTACGAAAAAATTATTGGATGGCCATTTTTTAAAGAGTTAGGTGGATATAGTATGTGGCATTTTTTACAAGAAGATAAAAGTAGAATGACAAAAGATTTTCATCCTACAGAAAAAGCACATGAAGATTGGGCAGAATACTTATATAATGAAATACGAAAAACCTAATAGTTGGACTCATTTTGATCCATTGAAACAAGTTGTAATAGGAAACGTTTACGACCCTAGTTTCTTTGATGATTTAAAAGATGATAGTATCAGAGAAAGTATTCAAAAAGTTTTACGTGAGACAAAAGAAGATTTAGATAATATAATTAAAACACTTGTAGAACATGGGGTTGAAGTTATACAAACGGCTTCTGCATGGACGCAAGATGGTCAGTTATTAAAATATAATTCTTTTGAAGAGTGGCGTCATCATAATCCAAATGGATCATTACCTAAACCTATGATTAATCCTAGAGATAATTATATAACTCTAGGTGATGAAATATTTTGCACATGGGGTACATCTTCTAGTGATGAAGATATTCATCCTTTAAGTTTCTTTGATAATGTTAATATAGAATTATGTAAACAGTTTGATCCAAATAAACTTGGACCATTTCAAGTTACGTTAGAAGGTCAATTTGATATAGGCGCACCTAAGACTTGGGAACCATCTTGGGATGATCCAAAATATTTTAAAGCAAACAAAGAAAGACATCCAAAAGATTTTAGTAAGTATGTATGGCAAACTTGGCAGTATGCGGCGATGGCTTTAACAAGAGTTGGTGATAGACTTATTGTTGATGAATGCGATAGAATAGGTTTCTATGAATGGTATAGTAAAATAAAACCAAATCACAAACACAAAAAAAATACAGTTGCAATAGGTGGACACAATGATGGTAGTATGTGTTTAGTAAAACCTGGTTTAATTATAGGATCGCCGTGGATGAAAAAAGACTTTTTTAGTAAAACCTTTCCTGGTTGGGATTGTTTAATTGTTGAAGATCCGATAGGTTACAGAGATACCTCAATTCCTAGTGGAACACCTGAAAGAAGAGAGAAGAAAGAGAAAAGACTTAAATGGCATATAGAAAACAAAATGAAAGATAGTGAGTTTGTTAAGTTTGTTGATAAGTGGTTATATGATTGGGTTGGTATGCAAGATGAAACATTTTTTGAGGTAAACATGCTAAGTCTAGATGAAAAAAATATACTAACATTAAACTATCAAAAAGAAATACATGATAAATTAAAGTCTGTAGGAGTTAATCCTATTTACACAAAATTTAGACATAAGAGATTTTGGGATAGTGGTTTACATTGTTTAACGTTAGATACATATAGAGAAGGTAGTTGTCGTGAGATTAATTGAATTTTGTAAAGTATATCCAAACGCAGCGTCAAGTCAATTGTGTGATGAGATAATTAATTGGTTTGAATCAGCAGACTCAAAAACAATAAAGGCAGATAGAGATACAAGAAAAGATATTCAGAAATGGGTAGACTCAGTTGACGATAAAGAACTGTATGATAAAATAGAAACAATAAAAAGACAAACTTTAAATAGTTATCTAAAAGACTTTCCTTTAGTTTATAGAGGACAAAGAAAACTAATCTCAGAAGAAACTAAAGTACAAAGAACAGACCCACGTGGAGGTGGATTTCATAATTTTCATGCAGAGGTATCACACTATAAAAATATTAGAAGGTGTTTAGCATGGACAATATATTTAAATGATATAGAGGATAACGAAGGTGAGACCGAGTTTCTATATGACAAGATAAGAGTACAACCTAAAAAAGGTATGATGTGTATATTCCCAGCATCTTTTGCTTGGGCTCATAGAGGAAACCCTGTACACTCTGGTAGTAAATATATATCTACAGGTTGGTGGTTATACCCAAAGGAAGGTAAACAAGATTAATGAAAAAGATTATAGTTGGTGGATGTTCATTTACAGATAAGAATATGCCTAAAAGAGCAGTACCAAATCCTATGGATTTTAAAATGTGGCCTGAGATATTAGGCGAGATTACTAATTATGAAATTATCAATACTGCAAGATGTGGTGCTGGAAACAAAAAGATATTTTCAGATGTAACTAATGAGATAGTAAAACATGAGCCAAAAGATATAGCATATGTCATAGTGGCTTGGTCAGAGTGGACTAGACAAGATATATTATCAGACAATACACCTTTTACTGATTCTGCATGGAGAACTATTGTACCACATATAAGTGATGAGAGAGATAAAATACTAGAAGAGAAAAAACTAGAAACAAGATTTTTTCCACACCACGAGGAAAACGTAGATAAAATTTATAGTGGAATACAAGCAAAATATCCTAGAGACAAAGATATAATAAGTGAACAATTACAAACTATGTTTCACTTTCAATCATTATGCGAATATTTAAATATAGATTATAGACAAATGCAAATGTTAAGTCCATTTCCGTGGTGGCGAAAAAAAGAACTATATGATAACTATCATGATTCAATAATTAAATACGATCAGACAAAAGAGGAAAAAAGAACAAACCAAGAACATCAGAAAAAGACTAGAACTCTATTATTAATGAACAATCCTATAACAACAATATTAGATGATAGTAAGTTTATTGGGTTTCCTATATTTGACAGAATTGGTGGACACACAATACTTGATATAATTACTAGAAAATATGGGCGAACAGGGTATAGAATCAATGACATAGACGCCCATCCAAATGAAGAATGTCAGAGATTTATCGCAGAGGTTGTGTCAAAAACCCTTGATTTATAAGGGCTTTTTATTGCCTTGACAATTAAACGGCAACCTGTCATTATAAGACTATATGATGATTGAGGTGACTAAAAGAAAAGTAGATCAAAACAAAAAATCTACAATATCAAAATTACTTGCTACTGAGAATATCCACGTAGTACATAGAAAAACTAAAACTGCTTCGTTCAACGTTGCAACTAGAGAATTAACTCTCCCTATATTTAAAAAAGAATTATCTAATGACGTTTATGATATGTTTGTATGTCATGAAGTAGGACATGCTCTTTGGACTCCTTTAGATATGTTAGACAAAATTAAAAAACATGGAATTGACAAATCCGTTGTTAACGTTATTGAAGACGCAAGAATTGAAAAAATGATACAGAAAAAATACCCTGGGTCTGTATCTAATTTTAAAAAAGGTTATCAAGAATTATTAAAAGACAATTTCTTTGGAATTAAAAACAAAGATCTATCTAAAGAAAACATTATTGATAAAATTAATATTTATTTCAAAACTGGTCTAGATGTTGGATTTACAAGTGAAGAGAAAAAACTTGCCGACATGGTTGACAAATGTAAAACACCTCAAGATGTATTAGATCTTGCCGTATTGATTGCAGGTTATCATAAAGATAAAAAGAAAAAAGAAGATCAAGAAAACTTATCAAAAGTATCTACAAAAGATAATGGAAAAGATAATAATGTTGATTCAGAAGATTCTGAATATCAAGATGATGATACAGATGAAGATACAGAAAACGAAACTAAGAAACCTGATGACAGTAAAGATGAAGATGATAAAGATGATACAGAAGAAAAAAATTCTACCAATGCCGAAAGTATGTCTGAGGGTGGACAAGATAAAGGATTGACAGATCTAAAATCTGCTACTGATAGATTTTCTAATGATGAAGATAATCCTTTAGAAGAAATCAAAAGAGGAATAAACAAATTAATTAATGAGAATGCTAAAGATAATAATTATGTTGAGTTACCTTCTAAAATTAATTTAAAAGAATTAGTTGTAAATTGGAAAAAAGTATTAAAAGATTGGACTCATGAATATTGGAATCAGAGTGGTAAAGAAATAACTGACGGTGAGAAGACTTGGAAAAAATACATGGATAAACATATTGTTGATTTATACAATGAGAATAAAAAAGTAGTTTCATATATGGTTAAAGAGTTTGAAATGAAAAAAAGTGCCGATCAATATAAACGTGCATGGTCTTCAAAAACAGGTATGTTAGATATGAGTAAAGTACACACATACAAATACAATGATGACCTATTTGCTAAAATGACTACTATACCTGGAGCGACTAATCATGGATTTATTATGTACTTAGATTGGTCTGGTAGTATGGCGTATAACATGAGAGAAACTTTAAAACAATTATATAATTTAATTTGGTTTTGTCAAAGAACTAAAATACCATATCAAGTACTTGCATTTTCAGATCACTATCAATATGACTCTATGGGTGAGAGAAGATCAATGTTTAGATTTAATCATAAAGAACAAGATGCTCCTATAATACAAAAACCCGTTCATAACGAAATTAATTTGGACGGGTTAAGATTGTTAGAGTTTTTTAATTCTGATATGAACAAAGAACAGACTCAAACTATGATGAAATATTTATTAGGATTTGGTTATTATTGGGGTGGAAGATATGATGACGATTATATTGCAGGTGATTGTTTAAGTATTCCTAGTAGATACAATCTTGGTGGAACACCTTTAGATCATGCAATATTAACTATGCCAACTATTGTAGATAACTTTAATTCTAAAAACAGAGTACAAAAAACTAATGTGATTATTTTATCTGACGGTGATAGTCATGGTGCGAATAACAAGTTTACATTATCTAGTGAAGGTTGGAAATTTGATGATGGTGGTGGATATGATTCTCAAACTATTATTACAGATAAAAAATCTGGTAAGACTATGAAATATGATTACAATTGGAGAGGTGAACCAACTGAAAACTTATTAAAGTTTATTAAAATGATTAAACCTAATATTACTATTACAGGTTTCTTTCTTGCTGGAACAGGTAGACATGGAAGAGTATCATTAAGAACTATTGAACATAAATTTAAAGTAAGACAATTTAGAGATAAAGATAAAATTATTGCAATTCAAAAAGAATTAAGAAAACATAAAGTTGCGGTATGTAAGACTCAAGGATATGATGAGTATTATATATTGCCTACACCTAAATTAAAAGATAGTGAGGATTTAGTAATTAAACCTAATGCAAAAACATCAGGTATTAAATCTGCTTTCATTAAATCAATGAATGCAAAAACTGTAAATAGACAGTTATTAAACAAATTCATAGGAATGGTCGCCTAGAATGGTTGATAATCAACCCTTTTTAACCCTTGCTAATAACACCCGAATCGTGTTATTATTAAGAATAACAATTGATGAACGAGAGGATATATTATGACACAATTGATAAACGATAAGGAAAAGTTTATTAAGGACATTTCTGAGAAATACGGACAAGGTGCCGTGTTGTCTAGATCTGAAATTAATAAATTTGCGACTAAGAATGGATTTAAAAATCCGTCTTGGTTAAAGAAACCTGAGTACAAAGTCGGTCACGGTCAATACAAGTTGCCGACAGAAGACGTTGCTACTGTTGGTAAATTAGTTTCAAATGAAACTGTTGAGTTACCAAAATCTGTACCAACTGACTCTGCAAAAGTTAATTTGTTTGCTACTCATGATACAAATGAAAACTTGATCCCTAGTAAATTTAAAGGATTTGTACCTTGGGGTCATTACTCAACAATCAAAAAAGTTGTTCAGAGTGGAATGTTCTACCCTATTTTTATTACTGGTCTATCTGGTAATGGTAAGACATTAATGGTTGAACAATTACATGCCGAAAACAAAAAAGAATTAATCAGAGTAAACATCACTATTGAAACAGATGAAGATGATTTACTTGGTGGATTTAGACTTGTTAACGGTGAGACTAAATTTGTTCCTGGCCCTGTCATAGAGGCAATGGTTAAAGGATGTACTCTATTATTAGATGAGTGCGATTTAGGATCTAATAAGTTGATGTGTTTACAACCAGTCTTAGAGGGAAAAGGTGTTTACTTGAAAAAAGTAAATAAATGGATAACTCCAAAACCTGGTTTTAACATTATCGCAACTGCCAATACCAAAGGTAAAGGATCTGAAGACGGTAGATTTATCGGAACTAATATTCTGAACGAGGCGTTTTTAGAAAGATTTGCCGTTACTATAGAACAACCATACCCTAACAAATCGGTTGAAAAAAAGATCGTTGTTGGATCTATGGACAAGTATGGTAAAAAAGATGTCAAGTTTGCTGACAACTTATGTACTTGGGCAGAAGTTATTAGAAAAACTTTTTATGATGGTGGAGTAGATGAGATCATTTCTACTAGAAGACTTGACCACATATCAAAAGCATATTCTATCTTTGCTGATAAATTGAAATCAGTTGAGTTATGTGTAAATAGATTTGATGATGACACTAAAGAGTCTTTCTTAAATCTTTATACTAAGATCGATGCTGGAGTTAAAGTTGAGGACTTGCAAAAACAAGACCAACAAACTGAGATAGAACAAGACGAAAAGTCTGAGGAAGAAGAAGAAACGGATGTTACTATCTAAAAATAAAATTTTTATGGGGGTTGACTTTTTAGAGGTTAATTCCCATATAAATAAAAGTGATACGCTCATTAGAGGTATCCAAATTAAACTTTGCTTAAAATAAGGAGGTTACAATGACCAATAGACTAAGCATATTCAAACAATTACAACCATTCTCAATCGGATTTGATGACGTGTTTACACACTTTGATTCATTTTTTGATTCAGATATGAGGATGATTAATTCATCAAACTACCCACCATACAATATCGTGAAGACAGGTAAGAACAACTATGATATAGAAGTTGCTCTTGCAGGGTTCAATAAAAAAGATATTAACGTGACGGTAGAAGGTGGTAAGTTAACTATCGAGTCTGTAAAGATGAAAGACGTATCAGACGATAACGTTAAATCAGATGACGACAGTATCTTACATAAAGGTATTTCAAAAAGATCGTTTAAAAGGGTTTGGACAATTTCTGAGGATGTTGAAGTGAAAGCAGCCGAACTAAAAGACGGTCTATTGAAAGTGTCAATGGAAAAAATAGTACCAGAGAAAGATAAACTGAGAAAAATTTCCATTAAATAATATATCAAAAAGCATAAAAGGGGGTTGACAATCGGCCCCCTTTTAGTATATGATGAATAAAATTATGAGGATTATATTATGAAAGCATTTGATAAAATAGGTGACAACCTTAAACCTGATGAAGAGTTTAATAAACAATCAGAACAAATAGATAAAAAATTAATAGATCAAAAACAATCCATAGAAAAAGAACAAGAAGAAACTAACAAAGGTTTGAAGATTGAAATGAGAAATCAAACCATGTGTCCTATCATGCGTGTTGAATTTCCTAACGAGATTGTTGAAGAGATAAAAGAATTAGATAATGACTCAGATGAGTTAAATGCCGTTCTAGAAAAAATTACAAAAACATATTTAAAAAAAGCATATGATTTAGAAAAAAAGATACAGATAACAAAAGTATCTGATTATGATCCAGGCAGTAACAGTTTACATCACAATGACGATAAAGTTAAAATTGTTATGTTCTTAGATGACATAGGCAATGCTGATGTAACGTGGGGATCTAATAATAACTTTGGATATGGACATGATTTATATCCTAAAATCTATGATACTATTCAGGCAGAAAAAGGTATATTATTAGTTATGCCTTCTTATGTAAATGCTAATTTTATGAGATTAAAAAATTTTAAAGTATGGGGAGCGAAGTGGTAATGGAACCTGAAGTATTATTAATGAAATATGATGAAGTAAAAATTTTAGACGAAGTAAAAGAATATATAGGATCAACTTACAAAGAACATTATAGTGTAGGTAAAAATGGAAAGATCCAAGTCCAAGATTTGCTAAGGCAACTTGGAATAGATAAAGATTTTTGTCAGGCCAATGCAATAAAATATCTTGCAAGGTATGGTAAAAAGAATGGTAGAAACAGAAAAGATTTATTGAAGGCAATTCATTATATTGTTTTGTTACTATCAAGTGAAAATAATATAGATAATGGAGAAGTGAAAAATGAAACTTAATGAGAGTACGGTTAATGTATTAAAAAATTTTTCTACAATAAATCCTAATTTATTGGTGAAAGAAGGTAGTACAATAACTACAATGTCAGCAATGAAAAATATTGTTGCAAGAGTAAATGTTGAGGAAAAGTTTCCACAACAATTTGCCATATATGATTTAAATGAATTTTTGTCTAGTACAAGTTTATTTAAAACACCTGTAATTGATTTTCAAGATCAATTTTTAACAATCAAAGAAGAAACTAGTAAAGGTACAAAACTTAAATACTTTTATTCAGACCCGTCAGTAGTTACAAGTCCTAGTAAGATGATAACTATGCCGTCTGTAGATGTAACTTTTGAAATCAATAGTGATGTATTAAATCAATTGAAGAGAGCTGCGTCTGTAATACAGGCACCTGATTTGTGTCTAAGAAAAAAAGATGGTAAGACTACAATGACAGTATCAGATAAAAAGAATGATACTGCTAATGATTACTCAATAGAAGTATCTACAAAAGATAGTGCTAAGTCTTTTGAGTTTTATTATAAAGTAGAAAACTTAAAACTATTACCTGGTAACTATGACGTATCTGTTTCTTCAAAAAATATAAGTCATTTTAAATCTAAAACAAATGACGTGGAGTATTGGATTGCGTTAGAGCCTGAGTCAACATACGAGGCCTAATCATGTCAGAAACATTTTTGTGGGTTGAAAAGTACCGACCCAGTAAAGTCAAAGATTGTATTTTACCTAGCAAACTCAAAGAAACTTTTACTGAGTTTGTTTCTAATAAACATATCCCTAACATTATATTAACTGGTAGTGCTGGAACTGGTAAGACTACTATTGCAAAAGCAATGGTGGAAGAGATCGGTAGTACTTGGATGATGATAAATGGATCAGAGGAATCTGGTATTGATGTATTAAGAACTAAGATTAAAAACTTTGCGTCAACTGTTTCTTTAGAAGGTGGTAGAAAATATATTATCTTAGACGAGGCAGATTATCTTAATCCACAATCTACTCAACCTGCGTTGCGTGGATTTATGGAAGAGTTTCATAAGAACTGTGGTTTTATTTTAACTTGTAATTACAAAAACAGATTGATACCACCTTTACATTCTAGGTGTTCAGTAATTGATTTTCAAATTAAGAATGGTGACAGGGTAAAACTTGCACAACAATTTTTTGAAAGAATAAAAGACATCTTAGGTAAAGAGGATATTAAGTTTGAATCTAAAGCAGTTGCAGAATTAATTAATTCATACTTTCCCGATTGGCGTAGAGTTATAAATGAATTACAAAGGTATTCGGCGACTGGTCAGATAGACGCAGGTATTCTCTTAAATATTGGAAGTGAAAATATTAAAGAGTTAATTACCTTTTTAAAGAAAAAAGAATTTACGCATGTTCGTAAATGGATTGTAAACAACCTTGATAATGATCCTAGTAGAGTGTATAGAACTATTTACGATAGTCTATATAACTATGTAGATCCTAGTACGATACCTCATGCAGTTGTCATACTATCAGATTATCAATATAAGTCAGCATTCGTGGCAGATCAAGAAATTAATATGCTCGCATGTATGACAGAAATAATGAGTCAGGTGAAATTTAAATGATTATAATAAAAGACAATATACTAGAAGAACATCTAGCACATTTGATAGATGATTCAATACACAATACAGACTTTCCATGGCATTGGCATTACAAAGCAAATAAGAATGAGCCAGATAGACATTGGCATACTTTGGCAGGTCATGACGAAGAAGAGATAAGAAAAAATGAGTTTGATTTTATATTACCTTTGTGGGAAACAATTAGTAATATGAAAGACATACCAAAGATTAAAATAGTAAGAGCATATTTCAACGCACATACGACAGGTGTAGAACCAAGTATTCATCAAGATGATGGTGAGTTAACGTTTATATACTATCCTAATTTAAAATGGAATGTAAACTATGGTGGTGGAACTACTGTATATGACGGAAATCTTAAACAAGGTGATTATCTTTCTAACATAGATAAAGGAACTTTAATACCTTACAAAGGAAATAGACTAATAGGATTTACTGCTAACTTACATCATCAAGCAATGCCAGTAACTAAAAAGTGTTTTATGTTAAGAACTTGTATAGTATTTAAAACTGAGAAGGCTTAATTATGTATGAATTGAAAGAATATTTAAACTCTATTAATTTTACTAAAACAAACTTAATGGATTCTGAGGATCATATGTGGGAGAAGAAATATCCAGCATATATTGTTAATAAGTGTCTAGCGCCCTTTAGCGATACGATTTCGTTGGTTAATGAACTTAATCAAAAACACTTTATTGACAATAAGCTTCAATATGACTTTTTACTAAATAGTATCAGAAGAAGAAAAAGATTTGCACCTTTTATGAAGGCAAGCAAACTAAAGAATTTAGAGTATGTAAAAGAGTATTTTGGTTACAGTAATGAGAAAGCAAAATCAGCTCTAGAAATACTTAATGATGAACAAATTATAGAAATAAAAAAGAAATTGAGTAAGGGTGGTAAGTATGGAAAACATTAATTGGTCAAAAGAGCATATGCTTGAAGTGATCTTGAAAGAGCCAGATGACTTTCTAAAAGTCAGAGAAACTCTTTCACGTATTGGTGTCGCCTCTAGAAAAGAGAAAATTTTATATCAAAGTTGTCATATCCTACACAAACAAGGTAAATATTACATAGTGCATTTTAAAGAACTATTTGCTTTGGATGGTAAACAAACTAACTTAACTGAAAACGATATTGGTCGTAGAAATAGGATTGCTAATCTACTAAAGGATTGGGGTCTTGTTACTATTCCTAATGGTGAACAACAAAACATGTCACCATTAAGTCAGATTAAAATTATTTCATTTAAAGATAAAAAAGATTGGGAGTTGAAAACTAAGTATAATATTGGTAAGAATATAAAGCCAGAAGAAAAAAAATAGACATTAATACATTGAAGGTTATATTATGAGGTTTTACACAAACATTGTGCCGTGGGGTAATTCGTTACTCTTACGTGAGGTGGTCAATGGTAAACGTGTCGCTAGAAGAATTAAATACTCACCTACATTATATTGTCCTGTCATGCGTGAGACTAAGTTTAAAACGCTTGATGGTAGATATGTAACACCAATCAAACATCAAACAATCAAAGAAGCCAAACAATGGGTTGAAGGTTATAAAGATCAACCACATTTAGTTTATGGTAATACTCAGTTTCAATATACTTTCTTGAATGAAGAGTATGGTCATGACTTTGAAAAAGATCAAATATTAATTACCACAATAGATATAGAAGTTGCGTGTGAAAATGGTTTCCCAAACCCAGACGTAGCAGATGAAGAGTTATTATCTATCACATTAAAAAATCAACAAAACAAAGAAATAATTGTATTTGGTTTACACGAATATAAAAGTAAACGTAAAGATGTAACGTATATAAAATGTAATGATGAGAAAGATTTACTTTATGAGTTTCTAAACTTTTGGTCTTCTAATTACCCAGATGTCATAACAGGTTGGAATACTGAGTTTTTTGATATTCCATATCTAGTAAACAGAATAAGAAATGTATTAGGTGAGGATGATGTTAAAAGATTGTCGCCATGGAAATCTGTACATTCAAAAGAAGTTTATCAAATGGGTAGAACTCAAATGGTGTATGATATTCAAGGTATTGCGGCACTAGATTATTTTGACTTGTATAGAAAGTTTACATATACCAATCAAGAAAATTATAGACTAGATCATATTGCAGAAGTTGAGTTAGGTGTTAAGAAAGATGATAATCCACATGAGACTTTTAGAGAATGGTATACAAACGATTATCAATCTTTCATTGATTACAATATTAAAGACGTAGAACTTGTTGACGCCTTAGAAGATAAGATGAAACTAATTGAACTATGTTTAACTATGGCATATGCGGCAAAAGTAAATTATACAGATGTTCTTGGTGCAGTAAGATATTGGGATGTTCTTATTCATAATTACTTAATGAAAAAAGGTATAGTCATACCACAAAAATCTAGTAAAAATAAATCAGCAAAGTTTGAAGGTGCTTATGTAAAAGATCCACAGGTCGGTATGCACAAATGGGTTTTGTCTTTTGATTTAAACTCTCTGTATCCACATTTAATTATGCAATATAATATTTCGCCAGAGACATTGAAGTCTGAGAAGACAGTACCAGGTATGACAGTTGATAAGTTACTAGACAAAAAAGTTGATACAAAACCTTTAGATAAAGTAACTATGACTCCTAATGGTGCTTTGTTTAGAACTGACAAACAAGGTTTCTTACCTGAAATGATGAAAGAAATGTATGACGATAGAGTTAAGTATAAACGATATATGTTAGACGCAAAACAAAATTATGTAAATACAAAAGACGCTAAATATATTAAACAAATATCTAAGTTTAATAATATTCAGATGGCAAAAAAGATTTCACTAAACTCTGCTTATGGTGCAATAGGTAACAATTGGTTTAGATATTATTCTAATACTATGGCAGAAGCAGTTACTACTTCTGGTCAGTTGTCTATTCGTTGGATTGAAAAAAAGATTAATGAATATATGAATAATTTATTACAAAGTAAAGATGTTGATTATGTAATCGCCTCTGATACAGATTCAGTTTATATTACTTTTGATAAACTAATAGAAAAATTTAATCCTAAAAATCCTGTTGACTTTTTAGATACAATCGCAAAAGATAAAATAGAACCTTTTATTGATAAGTCATATAAAGAACTTGCAGATTATTTAAATGTGTATGACCAAAAAATGCAGATGAAAAGAGAAGTAATCGCAGACAAAGGTATATGGACTGCGAAGAAAAGATATATTTTAAATGCATATGATATAGAAGGTGTAAGATATAAAGAACCTGAATTAAAAATCATGGGTATTGAAGCAGTTAAGTCTTCTACTCCAGCTGCGTGTAGAGTAAAAATTAAAGAGGCACTAAAGATATTAATGTCAGGTAGTGAAAAAGAAATGAATGAGTTTATACAAAACTTTAGAAAAGAGTTTATGCATTTACCACCTGAACTTGTTGCGTATCCTAGAAGTGTAAACGGATTATCTAAGTGGACAGAGTCACATTCTTTATTTAAGAAAGGTGCTCCTATTCATGTCAAAGGTGCAATCTTATATAATCATTTAATTAGAAAAAATAAACTAGAGAATAGATATCCTAATATTCAAGAAGGTGATAAGATTAAGTTTCTTTATATGACATTACCAAACATCTATCAATCTTCTGCTATTGCTTTTATTACAAAACTTCCTAAACAATTAAACTTTAATATTGATTATGAAACTCAGTTTGAAAAGTCTTTTGTAGAACCTTTAAATTATATTATTGAAAAAATTAATTGGAACGTAGATAGATCATATGGTACTCAAGGTACATTAGAGGATTTTTTTACATGATACCATTTCCAAAAAAACGTTATCAAATAATTTATGCAGATCCGCCTTGGAAATACGTACATTGGAATGATGATAAAGTTACTAGAAAGGCACCTTATCCTTTAATGACCACAGATGAAATATTTGATTTACCTGTTCAAGACATAGCAGATGATACTTGTATTTTATTTTTATGGGTTACATATCCAAAACTATTAGACGGAATTAAGACTATAGAGAAATGGGGTTTTACTTACAAGACTTGTGGTTTTAGTTGGATTAAACAAAACAAAAAATCAAATAGTTTATTTTGGGGATTAGGATATTGGACAAGAGCCAATAATGAAATTTGTTTACTTGCTACAAAAGGTAGACCTAAAAGAAAATCTATGGGTGTTCATCAAGTAGTTATGGATAAGATTAGAGATCATAGTAGAAAACCTGATTGTGTAAGAGATAGAATAGTAGAACTTTGTGGCGACTTACCTAGAATAGAATTATTTGCTAGACAAAAAATTAAAGGTTGGGATAGTTGGGGTAATCAAGTTGAAGACCCTGGTAACTTAGAGGAGTTTATTAAATGAGGCATGTTTGCGTTTCTTATTCTGCTCAAACCTTTGGAGATTGGTTAAGATATTTTATTGCGTTACATGATGGGTTTGAAAGATTTAAATTAGAAGAGAACTATGGTAATTATGATTTGCCTTCACATTATTATAGACATGAGTTGTTACCACCTAGATCAGTTAACTTATCAGACGTATTTGATGTAGAATATTTTAATGAAAAGTTTAATCTTAGTTGTGTTAATAATAAAACTATGAGGCAAGTATGGAAACCTTCAAGAGATAAAAATTTTAATAGTCATACCATCTATGGTTGTTCTTGGATTTTATCTAGAGATAGATCATACCTAGATGTAGATTATAGAGTGATAAGACAAACAGATCATAAAATTATATTTACTACATTAAATCCTAGAAGTGATTATACAGAAATATATTTTGAAAGACATAGACAACAAGGAACTTTAGGTGATGAAAAAATACACCGAGAATGTTTTGAGGATTGGTGGAAGATAGAATATCCTAAACACAAAGATAATATGCCTGTAGAGATAAACAAACTTTGGGAAGGTGACGAAGATTACTATGTAGATATGTGTAAGTTTCTTGAAATGAAACCTTTGAACAATTGGAAAGAACACATTATAGAATTTAATAACATATATGATAGATAAAATATTAAGAGATATTGTAGAGAAACAAATACCTGGCGATGACGTAGCAATATTAATGGGTGGTGGTGCCGATAGTGCAACGTTATTATTTACGTGTTTAAGATTAGGTAAAAAACCTCATGGATATTCTTTCTTTATGGAAGGCAAAAAGACATATGATTCTATGAAGGCAAAAGAGATATGTGAAACTTTTAATGTTCCATTTACACCTGTTCCATTACCAGAGAGTAATTTAGTACAAGATTTTAAAACTCTTGCGTCAAAATATAAGTGTAAAAAGAAAACCCACTTTGAGTGTATATTTCCATTCTTATATACGTTTCCTTTAATAAAAGAAAGGTATGTATTAACAGGTGTTGGTGCAGATAGTCATTACGTATTAAGTAAAAAAGGAATGATGCATTTTAAACATACAGTAGAATTGATGAATAAATTTAGATATAATTATTTTTATGGAACTGTTAACCCTGGTGCATTAGAACAATTAAGGCAATTTTGTGAAGAGTATAATAAAGAGTTATGTGTTCCCTATTTTGAGAGAGAAGTCTATGATTATTTCTATGATAGATCATGGGAAGAGATTAACAAACCATACCAAAAGGCATTGATAAAAGAAAGGTTTGAGGAGTTTAAAAAAATCAAAGTAAAACCTCACATCAATTATCAGTTGAACGCAGAAATTGATAAATCGTTTGAAAAACTTCTTGACAACAAAGAGATAAATCTGTATAATAGAAAGCGAGTCATGGACATTTGTAGAGACTGGTATAAAATGAATAATAGTGAATCAACGTTAGAGAAATTTTTATAATGAAATATAAACCTTACATGATGAAAGATGTTATTGCTGGAGAAGAGCAAAACAAATTTAGAGTAATATCCACATTTGCTGGTGGTGGTGGATCGTCCACAGGTTATAGACTTGCAGGTGGTAAGATACTTGCAATCAATGAATTTGTTGAAGAGGCAAGAAATACTTATAGAGATAATTATCCTACTACACCTATCATGGATGGTGACATAAAAGAATTAGAAGGCAAAGACTTTTTAGAAGTTGCAAAAATTAAAGAAGGTGAACTAGACTTATTAGATGGCAGTCCACCTTGTTCAGCATTTAGTATGTGTGGTACTCTTGCAAGAGAGGGAACTGTACATAGTGATGGCTTCGGTAAAACTAAATCTTATTCAGACGGAAAGATTGTAACTAACATTGAAGATTTATTCTTTGAGTTTTTAAGAGTTGCAGATAAGATTAGACCAAAAACTATTATCGCAGAAAACGTTGAAGGTTTAACAGTTGGAGAAGCAAAACAATATTTTAATAAAATACAAAACACATTTGAGGACATTGGATATCAAGTAGTTGCAAAAGTACATGATTGTTCTCAGTTTGGTGTTCCACAAAGGAGACGTAGAGTTTTCTTTATGGCAGTAAGAGACGACATCATGGATCAAGTTGGTTTAAACTTTATGACATTATCATCTATATTTCCTGAGCCTAATAAAACTATCACAACTTTACAAGGTGCATTTGACGGATTAGATTATGATAAACAAGAAGTTGATATGTTAACTGAGAAATGGAAAGAGACAGCATACTATAAACAAACATGTGTGTTAATGCCAAGAAACCCTGAAAAGGTTATTACAGGTACAGACTATCATCCTAAAGGTTGGCATTTTAATTTAAAGATAGCATCAGAATTTCAACCAAGTCCTACTATCACAGCGATGGGCGCTACAGAAAAAACTGCTGGAGTTTGTCATTGGGAAGAAGATAGAAAGTTTACTTTGGGTGAATTGAAAAGAGTAACTTCATTGCCTGATGATTTTATTCTGACAGGAAAATGGGCACAAAGATCGGAGCGTTGTGGTCGTATGGTACCTAGTCTTATGATGAAAGCACTAGCAACTTCAATGTATGAGAAAGTTATAAAGGAAATAAAATGAGTAGAGTAATACTGAAGATGATTGCTAAACTAAGAATGTGGTATGCAGATATACGAGGTCATCATGGTAAAGTTTGGGATTATGAACCTGGTGATTATTACTTAGGAAGAAAACAAGGAAAGATAAAACATCAAGAACTACATGATAAAAAAGTCTTGTTGATAAAGAAAAGAAGAAATGGTAAAAGGTGGATATGGTAGATTTTACATTTGCACATAGAGAAGAAGGTTTTGATGAACACATAGATAAGTCAATACGTGGTTATCAAGATTTGTTAAGTGATATTGTATCGTTGTCTAGATACTTTGTTGAAAAAGAAACTAACGTTTATGATATTGGTTGTTCAACAGGTAAGTTAACAGAAGCGATGTTAAAGAAAAATCAAGATATTGAAGACGTTCATTATTATGGTATAGAAGTTGCAGACGGATTTGTAGGTGATATGAAGAGTAGAGAAATAAAACTTAACTCTGATTATTCTTGGAACAAGATAAAATTTTTACATGAAGATGTTAGAGACTCTATGATTAGTAATGCGTCTTTAATAACTTCTGTATTTACTTTACAATTTATGTCAATGAGAGATAGATTGCCTATGATTAAAAAAGTGTATAACGGATTGAATGAAGGTGGTGCGTTTATCTTTGCAGAGAAGACTATATGTGAGAATGCAAAGTTTCAAGAAATGATTACTTTTAACTTCTATGATTATAAAAGAAAGTTTTTTGATACTAAAGATATCATGGATAAAGAACAAACACTAAGAAATATCATGAAACCTAATACGTGGAAACAAATAGAAAAATATATATATGATGCTGGATTTAAAGATGTACAACCATTCTGGCGTAACCATATGTTCGTAGGAGCGATAGCAGTTAAATGAGTAACTTTGTAGCAAACTTACCACACTTAAAATGTTATGTACGTAAAGAATACTTACATGACTTAAATAAAGGACATGGAGAGTTTGTTGATTGTGTGATAATCGCAGTCAAGTCAATACAAGGAAGAGCATTAATGTTTGAAGCATATCTACCTGATTATGGAGCATGTTTTGATAAGTTTCCTTTATCTGCTTTTGTATGGAGAAAAGATATAAAAGAAGATGAACAATTACCATTAGGAACTATAGAACTATGGGATTGTTTTAGTAACAATATTCAGATATGGACAAAACAATTATTAAAAAATTGTGATGTAGATATCGTGATAAGAGGTGGACAAAAAATTGGTGGACAATATTTGTTTACTATAGATAGTTGTAACGGTGACGTTAATATGATTGACGTAGGAGTTAGTGAAGTGCCAGAAGAACACAAACAATTTAATTTTGGTAAATTAGATAATGGACAATACTTTGCTCAACCTAACAATAGAATGTTATGGTATGAACAATCACTAACACCTAAAGAATTAAAAAGACCAGACTTCCAAGTTTCAACAAGATACTTTCATTGTGAACAAGAAAGAAAATGGGCGTTTGGTGACAACTATGATTATTTTTACAAAGACGAAAAAAGAACTGAGTCAGAAAAACTACAAGATGAATTGGAGCCAATTGATGAATAATGAATTTAGAGGTGATTTAGATTTAGAAGTACAATTAGAAAAATCAAAAGATACTAATTTTAATAAAGTAAAAAAATTTATGGAAGCATACGATCAAGAGGTATTGACTACACCTTCTCTTCCAACATATGAAGTAGCAAAATTAAGAACAGAATTAATTAGAGAAGAATTTACTGAGCTCGTGAACGCAATAAATAAAATGGACGTTACTCAAATCGCAGACGCATTAACAGATATCCTTTATGTCACCTATGGTGCTGGACATGCATGTGGTTTAGACCTTGACAAATGCTTTGAAGAAGTGCATAATAGCAACATGAGTAAAATGGGCAAAGACGGAAAAGTCGTAAAAGGTCCAAGTGGTAAAGTAATGAAAGGTGAAAATTATAGGGAACCTAATTTAAGAAAGGTTTTATTTGGAGATAATAATGAGTGATTTTTTAAAAGATATTATCAAGCAAACTGGCAATGAATATGCTAACTTGGTATCGGATGGTGTCGAGTCTGGCGATGTAGAAAATTTTATTGACACAGGAAGTTATATTATGAATGCAATACTATCAGGTAGTATTCATGGTGGACTAGCAGGTAACAAGATTACTGCGTTGGCAGGTGAATCTGCTACAGGAAAAACATTTTTCTTAATGGGAATGTGTAAACATTTCTTAGATCAAAACCCAGACGGCGGTGTAATTTATTTTGAGTCTGAAAGTGCAATCACTAAAAAGATGGTTGAAGATAGAGGAATAGATTCTAAGAGAATGGTTATATTACCTGTTGCAACTGTACAAGAGTTTAGAACTCAAGCATTAAAAGTATTAGATACATACACACAAACAGAAGAGTCAAAAAGAAAACCTATGTTTATGTGTTTAGATTCTTTAGGAATGTTATCTACTACAAAAGAAGTAGAAGATACGGCAGGTGGAAAAGAAACTAGAGATATGACAAGAGCTCAAGTTTTAAAAGCTGCATTTAGAGTGTTAACTTTAAAACTTGGAAAAGCAAAAATACCTATGGTAGTAACTAATCATACTTATGACGTAGTTGGATCTTATATACCTATGAAAGAAATGGGTGGTGGAAGTGGATTAAAATATGCGGCTTCTTCTATTGTATATCTTTCAAAGAAAAAAGAAAAAGATGGTACAGAAGTTGTAGGTAATATTGTTAAGATTAAAAATCAAAAGTCTAGATTAACAAGAGAAAACTCTATGTGTGAAGTTAGACTTACATACAATCAAGGACTTGATAGATACTATGGTCTATTACAACTTGCAGAAAAATATAATATATTTAAAAAAGTATCTACAAAATATGAATTACCTGATGGCAAAAAAGTATTTGGTAAACAAATAAACGATAATCCAGCAATCTATTTTAAAGAAGATGTTCTAAAAAAATTAGATGAGGCTGCAAAAAAAGAGTTTATGTATGGCAATGACGAGGAAGTTGAGTAATGGAAAAAGACAATCTAATTAGAGTATTCCCTAACGCAATACCTGATGAACTATGCGATAGACTTATTAAGAGATACGAGGAAGATCTTGATAAGAACAAACAAAGATATAGTAATCGTGGTGTAAACTTTACTCAATTAAATTTTAGAGAAGCAGGTTGGGAAAAAGAACAATCCGAACTAGTCAACATATATGTTGAACATGCTAAAAAATATGCTAAGTCTGTTGGTATCACAAATGAGTGGCCAATGAAATATGCCTTAGAAGATATTAGAATGAAAAAGTATTTACCTAACAATCATGATGAGTTTCAACCTCATGTTGATGTAGGTGACAATAGAAACTGTACAAGATTTATAGTATTCTTTATTTACCTCAATGATAATGAAGGTGGACAAACTGTATTTCCAAAATTAAAACACGAAGTTAAATGTAAAAAAGGCACCATGTTAATGTTTCCGCCTATGTGGACTCACTTACATGCAGGTTTAAAACCTATAGATAAACCAAAATATATAGTTGGAAGTTACCTACATTATGTCGGATCGGATATTTAGTTACATAGAAACTGCAAAATACCCAGAGCAAACTTGCATAGGAATTAACAAAGGCAAGTATGCAGGCGTAGTCTATAAGTATGGAACTGTTACACCCATAGAAGAAAATGGGGCCTTGACAATGAAGTTTGAATATGATATTATTGAAAACAACGCAATACCAAGAGATCAATTTGGTGATGAGTTTTTTAATTTAATTGGTGATATATTAGTGGAAGTAATTGATGAAAAATTTGGAAAAGACAATATTAAACAATCTAATAACAAATAACGAATACGCAAGAAAAGTATTACCGTTTTTGAAATCAGATTATTTTCAAGATAAGAATGAACAAATTATCTTTGAAGAGATACAAAAGTTTTCTATTAAATATAGTAAACTACCTACATCTACATCATTGCAAGTTGAACTTGATAATCGTAAAGATTTAAATGAACAACAATTTAAAGATATAACATCTATAGTTGATTCATTTCAATCAGAAGAAGTTGATGGTCAATGGTTATTAGATACTACTGAAAAGTTTTGTAAAGACAAAGCAGTTTATAATGCAGTAGTTGATGGCATATCTATTATTGAAGGTAGAGACAAGAAAAGAAAACCTGACGCATTACCTAGTTTGTTAACTAATGCTCTTGCAGTATCTTTTGACAATAGAGTTGGTCATGATTATCTTACAGACGCAGAAGATAGGTATGATTATTATCATAAGAAAGAGGATCGTATTCCTTTTGATTTAGATTTCTTTAACAAGATTACTAAAGGTGGATTACCACAAAAGACTTTAAATATTGCTCTTGCTGGAACTGGTGTTGGTAAATCTTTGTTTATGTGTCACATGGCTGCAAACTGTTTAAATCAAGGACGTAATGTTCTTTATATTACTTTAGAAATGGCAGAGGAACGTATCGCAGAAAGAATAGACGCAAACCTTATGAACGTATCTATGGAAGATCTTCAAGACTTACCTAAGAATATGTATCAAGATAAAATGGAACGTATCGCAAGTAAGACTCAAGGTAAACTTATTATCAAAGAATATCCTACAGCATCAGCACATTGTAATCATTTTAGAGCATTGATACAAGAACTTGCTATTAAGAAAAGTTTTAAAGCAGATATTATCTTTGTTGATTATTTAAATATCTGTGCCTCTTCTAGATTTAGAGGTGGAAGTAATGTAAACTCTTATACTATGATAAAAGCAATCGCAGAAGAATTAAGAGGACTTGCAGTAGAAAATAATTTACCTATAGTTTCTGCAACTCAAACTACAAGAAGTGGTTATGTATCTACAGATATTGGATTAGAAGATACTTCTGAAAGTTTTGGTTTACCTGCAACTGCTGACTTTATGTTTGCGTTAATATCTACAGAAGAAATGGATGAGTTAAATCAAATAACTGTAAAACAGTTAAAGAATAGATATAATGATCCTACAGTAAATAGAAGATTTGTATTAGGAATTGATAGATCTAAAATGAAGTTGTATGACGTTGAGTTAAGCGCACAAAACGACTTAGTAAATAGTGGACAGGAAGCAGAAGACATACCTGTATTTGATAAATCGCAAGGGGCAAGATATGAGAAATTTGGCAAATTCAAAGTCTAAAAAGAAACGTAGAAGATTTTTGATGAAGTTTGATGTAAATAATATCAAGTTTCCATATAAAGTAATTGACACTAAATTTAGAAATTATATAGTTAAAAACTTTACATTTAAGGATGATGCTATCTCATTTAGGAACTTTCAAAACAAGACCCCAACGTTTGGCAGATTTGAAGTACCCAAATGTCTTAGAACTTATAATACATAAATAATATAAACAATTTATGTAAAATGGAGAGTTTGAATGTCAGTACAAAAATACGTACAACAGGTGCGTAAAAGACAAACAATTACAGAATCTAAGATAGATAAAATACAGGATTTTTATGAGGGGGCAGAAAATCTTCCTATAGATATTTTTAGAGGATTAGAATACTCTATCTCTAGTAAATTATCATCATCTAAAAGGGATGTCATTATTGTTCGTTCAGAGGACAGAGAAACGGACAGAGACGAGATCCTAAGAAATCTAAGACAGGCAGGAATACAAGCACAATTAGGATCATCACAATCTAGTGTAGATCCAATTGACGGCACTTACGAAGATAAGGCATTTAGAATATTTGTTAAACCAAAATCAGGTGGTATGGGTGAGACTACTTTAAATGCTTCAATAACAGAACTATTTCCATTAATCGCTTACGAAAAAAATTTTAGACCAAAAGATACACAATCTTTTCATAAGTTTTTATTAAGTGTTGATATTAAATCACTTAAATGTATTATACCAGCAGACGCAGAGAAAGCTCAAGAGATAATTAATAGAGCAGATACCTCAAGTAAGTTTGTTGACAAAATGGATAATGCAATCGCAATTCATCAATTCATTATAGATCAAAGTAAAGATAAAAGAATAGTTGCAACAAGGTGGGGTGCAACAAATAAATCTAAACCTCAAGGCGTACCAAGTGGACACCCAGGTGATATATTTTTAATGTATCATGACAAAGCAATATTAGGTGTTAGTTTAAAAGCAGGTGGAAAGAAAACTGCCGAACCTAAACTAAACACTTATGTTAATACTATCTTTGGTAACTTTAAACAAGATAGACAGTTAAAAAACATATACTCAAAAGTATATAAAAGCACATGGGGTACAATCAAAGGAATGCCACCATATCCACAACTATTTAAAAACAGAAAAACACAACAAGTTTTAAGAGACTTTGATAAAAAGAATAATAAAAGATATGAGGAACTTTATAATATTTACCTTGAAATAATGAGACAAGAAGTTATAAAACTATTTAATATGAATAGAAAAAATACTTTGGCTTATATTAAATCAGAAATTTTAAGAGACGCACCAGAGGTACCTACAATGGTTATTAAAGCGTCTGGTAGAAACTATGAAGAGATAACAGAGAAAGACGCTCTCGGAGTATTCATACCACAAGTTGATTTTATTAAAGCAACACCTAGTAGAACATCAAAGCAAAATTGGGAGATAGAATTAAGATCAGGTAAAGATAGATTAATTATGAAGATGTCTATTAGAACAAACAAATCAGGTCATGCAGGTGTTAAAAAATTAGGACAATTTTCTCTTGCAGTAAAATATAATTCGTTAGGAAAATAAATGAAAACATATAAAGAATTAATGGCGTCAACTAAATGTCCACCAGGTACAAGATATGATCCTAAGTTAAAACAATGTGTTGCTAAAAAAATAAGATATAAAGGAAGATATATTTTTGTTCCTAAAAATACAGACGTTGGTAATGGAAACGGAAATGGTAACGGCAACGGAAATGGTAATGGTAATGGTGGAAATGGTAACGGTGGCAACGGAAACGGAAATGGTGGAAACGGACAATGAAAACTTTATTAGAACAATCTGCAAATAAAAATTTACACTTAGAACATTTAGAAGATCATATATTAAACTTTGGAGTGGACGGCGGTAGAGCGTCATTAAATTTTTTAAGAAGTTTAAGAGATATGTTAGCAGGTAGTGCTAGATCTTCTGTTAACATGACTGTAAAATGGGATGGTGCTCCAGCGATATTTGCAGGCACAGATCCAAGCGATGGCAAATTTTTTGTTGCAAAAAAATCTGTATTTAATGTTAACCCAAAATTATACAAATCAAATAAGGAGATAGATGATGACGTATCTGGCGATCTTAACGCAAAGTTTAAAGTGGCTCTCAAAGAGTTTTCTAAACTTGGGATTAAAGGTGTACTTCAAGGTGATCTCATGTTTACAGATGATCTTGGAAAAGCTACAATTGATGGTAAGAAGTATTATACTTTCCAACCAAATACTATCGTTTATGCTGTTGATATTGATTCTGATCTTGGTCAGAAGATAAAGTCAGCAAAGATAGGAGTTGTTTGGCATACAACATATACAGGAAAAGACTTACCTAGTATGAAAGCAAAGTTTGGTGCTGATGTAAAAGGATTAACTCAAACATCTTCGGTGTGGATGGATGACGCCTCATATAAAGATGTGTCTGGTAGATCTACATTTACACAAAAAGAGACAGACTCAATTACAGCAATATTGTCGGAAGTAGGAAAGACTTTTAGAAGTATAAATGGCCCTATGTTAAGGAAGTTTCTTAGACTACAAGAAAGTATGCAAGGAGCCCTTATAGGAGCGTCATATAAGACGTATAACAACACTAAAGTTAGAAGAGGACAGAAGATATCAAATCCTAGAAAACATGCGTCAGAATACTCAAAATACGTAGAACAAGTATTACAAAAACAAGTAGATAAAGTAAAGACTCCTAGTGCAAAACAGAAATATAAGAATATACAGAAACAATATTCACTAGAGTTTAGGAAACATGCAAACAATCTAGCAAATGTCGCAAAGTTTCAAAATCTACTTATTGACGCTAAAATGCAGATAGTCAAAAAACTAAATAGTGTTAAGCAACTTACGGACACATTTATTAAGACTAAAAATGGATTTAAAGTTACAAACCCTGAGGGGTATGTTGCAATTGACAGAGTGTCTGGTAATGCAGTAAAACTAGTTGACCGAATGGAGTTTAGTTTTAATAACTTCACGGCACAAAAAGCATGGGATAAATGATAAGATGGCAATAACATTTACAGATTTAGCAAAGAACTTAGAAGAGTTAAGAGTCGTTAACATGATGCAAAGGCGTAAAATCGCTAGAAGAATGAAACGACTTGCAAAATCATCAGCATTCAGAAAGAAAAAAGAACGTGCTATGTTAAGAATAGCTTCGCCTGCAAAGATTAGAATCAAAGCACAAAAAATGGCGAAGAAAAAAATCGTTAATAAATTTTATCCTAATTACAAACAACTTTCCCCTATGGCAAAAATTAAAATAGATCAAAAGATCGCTGCTAAGTATGGGGGTGCAATATCTAAAATTGCAAAAAGATCTTTAGTAAAAGTAAAGAAAGCAGAATTAGTAAAAGTTAAAAAGGCAAGAGCCGCAAGAGCAAAGAAAAAAGATGAGAAAGCTGGAAAAATTTAGTTTATACGAAGCGCCAAGAGGTGGACCTGATAAAGTAGTATTTACTTTTGGTAGGTTTAATCCACCAACTACAGGTCATGAAAAACTGATTAATAAAGTTAAATCAGTTGCAGGTAGTGGTGACTATAAAATATATCCGTCTCATTCACAAAATCAAAACAAAGATCCTTTACCTCATGCATTAAAAGTAGCATACATGAGAAAGATGTTTCCTAAACATTCAAGAAATATTATTGCAGATAAGAATGCTAGAAATGCTATGGAAATCATGACACAATTATATAATCAAGGTTACTCAGAAGTAATCATGGTTGTAGGTAGTGATAGAGTTAGAGAGTTTGATTCATTAATACAAAAATATAATAATGTACAAGGTAAGAGACATGGATTTTATAACTTTAATAAAATTTCTGTAGTAAGTGCTGGAGATAGAGACCCAGATGCTGAAGGTGTAACAGGTATGTCAGCAAGTAAACTTAGACAGTTAGCAATAGATGGCAAAGTGCAAGAGTTTGAAAGTGGACTACCAAGATCATTTAAAGACGGAAGAAGACTATACAGAGATCTAAGAAGATACATGGGTATACGTGAAGAAAAAGATATGGGTACAATGACTGACTATGAGTCATTAAGAGATCAATATCTAACAGGCAAAATTTGGAATATTGGTGAAACGGTTGTAACTGAGAATGCGACAGGAAAAATAATTCAAAGAGGAACAAATTATTTGGCGTTTGCAGACGAAGATAACAAAGTACATAGAGCATGGTTACATGATATAATAGTAGAGAATGATAAAGTGAGACAAGATACAGATGTCAAAGATAAGAAAGGCACACAACCTGCTAAGTATTATGCTGGCAAAATGGCAAAATCTACAAAAGATAAAAGAGACGCTCACTTTAAGAAAATGACTAAGAGAAGTGATGACGACCCAGACGTTTATAAGAAAGCGCCTGGTGATGATACTGCAAAAACTAAACCTAGTAAACATACTCAAAAATTTAAACAAATGTATGGGGAGAAAAATTTAAAAGGATTTAATCAAATGTATAATACAAAGGGCAAAAATTGGGAAAGATGGTTTAATTATAAAACTAAAACCGAATCCATAGAACATCTAAACGAGAAGATAGATGGTCTAGTTAAGAAGGCAGAAAAATCAGGTATGCCTTATTCAATATTAAAAAAAGTATATGACAGAGGAATGGCTGCATGGAGAACAGGACATAGACCTGGTACAACTCCACAACAATGGGCGTTTGCCAGAGTTAATTCTTTTGTAACTAAATCAAGTGGTACTTGGGGTGGAGCAGATAAAGATCTAGCAAAACAAGTTAGAGGAAAATCTGAATCATATAGTTATCCAAATGAATACGCAGTACATACTAAAGAAGTTACACCAGGTCAAAAAGAAGATAAGAAAAAATATAGAAAAGTAGAAATGGCTCAAGTAACTGAATGGTTTGAATCAGAAGATACTAGAAACAAATATCAAGAAAGATATGGTGACGATTGGTGGTGGAAACTAAATGAGACACATGATCTTATGATAGAGAAAGTTGGAAAAGTAGATCTTAGTAAATCAGACGGAGTAACAAGAGTAAAATCTTTTTCAGGTAAACCTATGATAGACAAAAGACCAAGTGAAACACCACAGGAACCTGCAGAGAAAAAAGAAAGTTTATGGGCAAACATTCATAAGAAAAGACAAAGAATTAAACAAGGTTCTGGTGAGAGAATGAGAAAGAAAGGTGAAAAAGGTGCTCCAACTTCTCAACAAATGAAAAGAGCAAAAGGAGAACAATTATCTTTTGAACAATATCTACAAGCAAATGCTTGGGGTGAGATAACTGAGGACGCAGAGTATCAAGGTAAAAAAGTAAAATTAAATAACCCAACCAGAGGTGATGTAAAAAAATTTAAAGTTTATGTAAGAAACGATAAAGGTAATGTTGTAAAAGTTGAATACGGTGATCCAAATATGGAAATAAAAAGAGACGATCCCGCTAGAAGAAAAAGTTTCAGAGCAAGACATAATTGTGATAACCCAGGTCCAAAATATAAAGCAAGATATTGGTCTTGTAAGTTTTGGTCTGCTAACAAATCAGTATCAGATTTAATGAAAGGTTAAGAGGTGGAAGAATTAAGTCAACTAAATCAGTTCTTAAATGATGTATCTGTAGAGCAGAAGAAAGCAAGAATAGAAGCTGCTAAGATACAAAAGATGAAAGAAGAAAAGGAAAAGAGACAGGCACCTAAAATAGATGTCAATCAATCTCTTGGAGATTTCTTTAGTATCATTACTGAGGCAAGAAACAAACCTATTGAAGAAAAAGTATCTAAAGAAGTTTGCGACAAATATAAAACAGACGCAGAAAGAAAAGGTGCTGGATTTACAGTAAGAGCAAGTTGTGTATCTCAAGGTTTCTGGCCAAGTTTGGCAAAGAAAGAAGAGGCGTCTATTATTCAAGCCCCTAATGCTTTTGACGCCATCTTAGAAGATTTAGAAAAAGATGTAGAAGTTCCAAAGGTTAAAAAGAAACCTATCACTAAAGCATTTACAGGAAGCATGGATGACTTACAAATAGAAGAGCCACCTGCGATTGATAGTGAAGAAACTAAAAAAGAATTAAGAACAATCATGTCAATGATGAGAGAGAGAACAAAGAAACTAGAACAATCTATTGTTAATCATGATGATATGGTTACACATGAAATTAGAAGATACTTAGTAGAAAATGATTTAGATTTTGTATCTAGTGATATATCAAGACTAGTAGAAATAGGATCACAATTTGCAAGACACTTCAAAGATAAATTTAAAAGACCTAGACCTTACGAATTAGCAAAGAAAATGAAAGAGTTTCATTATTATAAATTTGGACTTATGAGATTTCCTAGTGATAGTATGAAAACACCAGCATATCCGTCTGGTCATAGTTTACAATCTAGATTAGTTGCAGAACATTTTATTAAAAAATATCCTGAGCATAAAGACGGATTAATTAAAGCTGCAGATGAGTGTGGTAAAGGTAGAGTATTTGCAGGTTGGCATTTCCCTAGTGACCACGAGGCAGGAGTAGAATTAGCAAAACAGATTTACCCTAAATTAGATTTATCAGATAACGTACAAGAACAAACTGATAGAAGATTAAAACTATCTAAAAAGTTATTTGAAGAAAGTGGTAAGAAATTAAAAGAATACGAGGATATGGTTACTCATGGTGAAGAGTATGCTAAAAGAATTGAAGCAAGAGCAAAAGCAGAGATAGAGATATTTGCAACACAAACAAGAGAACAATTATTAAAAGAGGCAGACGAAGTAAGAAGAACAGCAAGATTACAAAAAGAAGAGGCAGAGAAAAATCAAACTAGACTTAATACATTACAGTCTTTTTTCCATAGATTAGATAAGTTTGATAAGACTTTGACAGAGAAAGAACAGATAAATAAAACATTATTGGTTGACGCTCTTAAAACAAAAGAGGAAATATCTAAAGAATTAAAAGAAGTAAAAGATATTCCCGCTGGTCATGTTTATGGTCAGAATATAACTCAGTATCTTCCACCTAAAAAAGAGTTAAATGAGTTGGAAAGAATGAGAAGAGAGTTTAATCATTTTAGAAGAATGGTTACACAGCAGATGGCATCTATTGGTGGCGGTGGAGCTGTTAACCTACTTGACTTGGACGACATAGATACATCATCACTTGGTAATGGAAAATTTTTAGTATATAATTCAACAACAGGTAAACTAGAATTTACAGATCAAGTGGATGGTAATTAATGTCATTAAAAATTAAAGTAAAAAGAATATCAGGTGTACCAAGTACTTCAGATTTAGAGTCTGGCGAAATAGGTTTAAATACATCTAACAATCAATTATACGTAAATATCGGTGGAACGATTACTGCTGTTTCAGGTGGATCTTCTGATGCTGAAGAAAATGAATCTTCATTTAAAACTATTTCAGTAGCAGGTCAGAGTGATGTAGTAGCAGATGCAGACGCAGATACATTGACTTTTACTGCTGGTAGTAATATGACAATTACGACCAATGCAACAAGTGACACAATTACTTTTACTGCCGCGGCACCTGACTTGTCTAGTGTCAGTCAAGACATAGTACCTGATGGTAACGGAACAAGAGACTTAGGAAGTTCATCTAATAAATGGAAAGAATTACACTTGTCAGGAAGCACGATATTTTTAGGATCTGCTCAGTTAACAGCAGATGGTACCAAGGTCGTATTACCCACAGGATCTAAGGATGCTGCTGGTAATTCAATAGGAGTAAAAGACTCTGCGTTAGGAGTTGCAATTAGGAGTGTTCCTTTATTTACTGCTGCAGGTGGTTTGAGTTCTGCTGCCACAACTTTTAGTATGAAAGATACGCAAGATAGAAGTCTTGTATTTTCAGACTTTACTAAAGCAAACGGAGACGCAATTTCAAAACACCCTGGTACAACTATATTTAATTTTTAGAGGGTTAGGAGAGGATAAATAGATATATGAGCGCAAAAACACCAATAAGAACAGTATTTGATAATAGTAATAATGCAACAGGTCTTGCTGAATTTCAATCAGGCGAGTTTGTAGCATTATCACATGGAGGTCTAGGTGCCTCTTTATCAATAGGATCAGCAGGTCAAGTATTAAAAGTAAACTCAGGTGCAAGTGCGCTAGAGTTTGGTACAGTAGAAGCAGTCTTTAATATTGACGGAATGACTGATGGTACAAGTATTACAGTTGCAGACTCAGATCAAATCGCAATATCAGATGGCGGTACAGAAAAAAGAATTAATGCGTCTCAACTTAAAACATATGTTAATACTTCTTTTGGTATAACTAGTTTAGATATTGATGGTGCGTCTGACATAGGTGCTGCTCTAACAACTTCAGATTTAATTATCGTAGATGATGGTGCAGGTGGTACAAATAGAAAATCAGCGTTATCAAGATTAGTTACTTTAATGGAATCAGAAATAGATTCTATCGGTGGTAACTTATCAATTACAGGAAACTTAACAGTTAACGGAACAACAACTACAGTAAATAGCACAACGACTACTGTAGATGATCCTATATTTACTTTAGGTGGTGATACTGCTCCAGGCTCAGATGATAATAAAGATAGAGGTATAGAATTTAGATATCACACAGGTTCTGCTGCTAAAATTGGTTTCTTTGGATTTGATGACAGTACAGGTAAGTTTACATTCATACCTGACGCAAGTAATTCAAGTGAAGTATTTTCAGGTACAGCAGGTACAGTTGTTGCGTCAACTTTTGAAGGTGACTTAACAGGTGATGTTACAGGTACAATACAAACTGCGGCTCAAACAAATATTACTTCTTTAGGAACACTAACAACTTTAACTGTAGATGATATTACAATAAACGCAAGTACAATATCTGATAGTGGTGATTTAACTTTAGATGTTGGAGGCGATATTAATATAGATGCTGGTGGTGGAGATATAGTTTTAAAAGATGATGGCACACAATTTGGTGGTTTAACAAATACAAGTGGTAACTTAATAATTAAATCAGGTTCAACAACTGCGGCTACTTTTAGTGGTGCAAACACAACTCTTGCTGGAACAGTTGCGTCTGGTGCTATAACTTCAAGTGGAATTATAAAAACAGATGACACTACTGAGGCAACTTCAACTACAGACGGATCATTACAAACTGATGGTGGATTATCTGTAGCAAAAGATGTTGTAGCAGGTAATGACGTTAAATTATTAAGTGACGCTGCAGTATTAAGTTTTGGTGCAGACTCAGATGTTTCTATAACTCACGTTGCAGATACAGGTATTTTAATAAACAGTTCAAGAGAAATACAATTTAGTGACTCACAGGAAAGTATTAAATCTGATGGTAGTAAATTAATACTTAAATCTAATAACGTTTCATTTAGTTTACCAACGGCAGATGGTACGGATGGTCAAGTAATTAAAACAGACGGATCAGGTGCATTAAGTTTTGGTGACGCTGCGTCTTCAGGTTTCGTAAACTCAACAATAACAACAACGCCAGGATCAGTAGATTTTGATTTAACAAAAGCAAATAATACAGGAAGTTCAGAGACACCATTCCAAGATTTAAGCGATGCATTTACGACAGTCATAAGACACGTGTATGATTTAGTAGAACCTAAAGGTGCTTCTACTTCAAACAATGTTGACTTAGGATCTAGTGAATCACACTTAGGAGCATAAGTATAAATATAAAATATGACTAGATATAGAAAAACAATTACAGAGAGTTATCAAGAAATCCAAGAGAAGTTAAAACCTTCTGATGGTGCAGGTGCATACGTTAAAGATTTTAGAAAATCAGATGCTCCACAATTCAAAGGAAAATCAGATAAAAAAATTAGAGACATGGCGATTGCCGCATATCTAGATGACAAAGAAGAGAACATGAAAATAGAAAATGCATTTTCTATAAAAGAAAGAAAAGCAGTAATAACTATTGATGTTAGAAAACCACAAGTAGATAGACATGTAAAACAAATAATGAAAAAAGTTGGCAACAAAGTTAAGGCAACTAAAACTGCAAAAGGATATGTCATGTCAGGTGATACAAAAGATTTAACTACAGTTGTTGATTTTCTTTTTGATAAAAATTTAAAGAACATAATAAATCCAAAAGATATGCCAATGGATATTAAAATGTTAAAAAATCAAAACGAAACATTATCTAAAAAAGTTAAAGACGAATTAGAAGGTGAACAAAAAGAATTAGAAGAAAAAATAAAAGTTTTGTATGATAAAGATTATAACTATAAAATAAAAACAAAATTATTTAAAAACATAAAAGACGCTGAAAAATTTGTTAAA